AGCTGGCATTCTTTCACTCATGCTTACTTGTTCTTCCATCATGCCTCTAGGCATTTGTGAAGCGATACCTTGACCTGCTTCTTGTTGCTGGTCCATTTGCATTTGTTGTAAAATCTTTTTCCAAATCCCACTTTTATAAAATTGTTCAAAACCCTGGAATTGTACTTTTTGTTGGGGTTCCATTTGCTCCCATATTTGAGCGGCAATTTGTTTGGACTGTTCATTTCCTTCAGCTCCGCCCATTCTAATATCACCCCTATTATACTTAATACTAGGTGCTCCTGTTTCTATGGTTTCTGACATTTTTTCTTCGAACATATAAAATCTCCTGAGTTTATTAGTTTACTTGGTTTTTGATAACAAATCAATAGCTGGCATTATAACTTTTACATCTCTTTGGATGTCTTCTTCAGGTATATTAGCAGCTTTTAAAGCTTCCTCATCAGGGTAAGTTTCCCCTGTTTTCTTGTTTTTAATTGTAGTTATTATTTTTTCTGGTGCTAGTTCTTCCATTATGTTGTTACCTCTTTCTTAATGTTTAAGTAGCTGATCGCAATATCTACCCCATCACTTACTGTTCCAGCTGTGCTATATTTTAATACAGTTCCACCCACTACCACTAAAGGTAAACTAATTAATTCAACACTTGCATTAGTAGCTAGTGTTTGAGTGTGTGTTACAAAAAAAGCATTATCAGTTATACTAATCGTAGGGGTATTAGATCCTGATTTATTAGTAACCCTTATTGATTTTACAATAAAAGTTTCATTAACTGCGGGTGATAATAAAGCTATATTTGATTCTGCAGATGTTGTGCTTTTACCATAAAATATGTATTGATTTACTACTGCCATTATTCCATAAAGAAGCTCTTAGCTTCTATCTCCTGTTTTAATTCTTCTTGAAAAGATGTATTTAATTTTTCTAAGACAGCGTCTAAGTCTCTGACTAAAGATTGAGCTACATCTTCTTGGTATTCTTGACTTGCCCTAGTTAATGATTGTACTATCTTTGCCATTATCTTCTTCCTCCAGAATGTATGTCTAATCTAAATGTTCCCAGTTTCCAGTTAGTATCTAAAGCAGTATTAGATATGGTTAAAGCTACAGCTCTTGCTCTAGCTCTTGTATCTATTTTTTTGGTACTAGTTGTAATTGTAAAAGGACCCAAAGATGAACTTGCTGAAGAATCATTTGGATAATCTCGTAAATCTAATTGAACAATAGTATTACCGCTTTGAGAAATAAAATCAGGAACTACTCTACTTACTCTCATTATAAATTCTCCATCTCCTCTTAAATCAGCAAGAGAAGTAGCTGCACCTCTAATTACTTTTTGTGTAATATCATAATCACCTGAAGTAATATTAGCTGGAATAGCATATTCAGTCCCACTTAATAAATAGTTTACACCTGTTTCATGTTCATAGTAAACAGTTGTACCTTCTGTATTTCCTATTACATCAAAGGATGTATCGGTACCGGCATCGTAAAACGTTGCATGAGGTAAACCAAAAACAGCAGAGTCAGCCCATGCACTTCTTTTAAATAATGTGCTGGCGTTTGTATACCAAATAGGTCTTTGAGGTGTTGAGTCTAGATAACTATAGAAAACAGATCTATCTACAACATTTGAGGTAGATGTTGGATAAAACCACATAACTTCTCCGAATAGGTTATTAATTCCGCAATAGATTAATTGATTAGATGTAGTATTTAAATCTTCATAAACATAGTCTTCAACCAGACAGTCCATAGATTCTAGTTTACCAGTGTATCTAAAGAAACCGTTATCAGACATCCAGTAAGCAGCACCATCAACTTCAACAGCTGCATTCATTCCAATCAATCCACAGTTAGTTCCAACCTGTTCATAGGCGAAAGTAAACGGAGTTCCTACAAATCTCATGGTAAATAAAGACGTATCCGTCCAAACATAAATTGCATTTCTACCAAGTGTGGCTCCCATGATCCGTGATCCGGCGGCCAGTCTTTGTGTACCAGCACTATTGGTTGCTGTTGGTATCCATGTAGTTATATCTTCTTGGTCGGAGAATCTTATAAACATTTCATCTTGAGTTGTTGTATCTCCAATTGTAGTTTCAGTTCCAAATAAAACTAAGTGACGATCGGGAGTAGATACTAACATATCTCTAGATGCAGTAGGTGCCCCAGATATAATAGTAGCACGTATTGATGTTGCATTAGTTGCGTTTGAATCCCATTCAAATACAGCACTGTTATGAATTAAAGCAATTAAAGTTCCACCTAAATTATCTAATGACCATAAGCCTGGGTCAGTTACTTGGTCAGTGTTAGCTGCCGCTGATCCCCATCCAGTCCAACTAGATGTATTAGTTATAGTAGCTCCTCCACTATGCGCAGCTCGAGTTGATCCTCTAGCCGCTCTTGTAATACCTGTAAAACTTGTGGCTGTTACACCTGTGTAAGAAATTTCTTCAGTCCCTACTTGAAAGTAATTAGTTCCTGAAGAGGGAAATCCTGTTGTACTTCCGACATTAATTGTAGTTCCTGAGCCACCTGTTCCATAAGCATTGTCGCCTAATCCAGGAGCTGTTAAAGTGGTTGTAGTTGAACCTAAAACTTTACCACCCCATAGTGATATACCAAAACCATAAGCTCCAATCTGTTCAGCTGGTCCTACGTGGTAATATCTATAATAAGTAATACCTCCAGAAGTAGTAGCACCACTTCCTGTTTCATCATTTTCTACTGTAATTTTAAAATTGTTACCATCAACAACTTCTGTAACCATAAATTTTTTGTCACAAAAAGTAGCAGATGTATAGTTTGAATTAGTAATTGCACTAAATGTTGTTGAGTCACCAAATAAACAAATATCCCCTGCAGTAAACCCATGAGAATTAGCAGTGATAGTTACAACTTTTTGGCCATTGGTTGTACTAAAAGCATTAGATATAGCTGTGCCTGATGGATTAACTAAAGGATGGATGTCATAATAAACACCACCAGTGTATGCATATAAAATTCTGTTTGTGCCAATGATAGCAAATTTTTGAGAAGCGGTATTAACCATGTGGTGTAGCCCTCTAGCTACGCCCGTTAGTTTACTCTCACCTAATTGTTTCCAACCCCCTATTTTTTCAGGTGTACCATATCTAAATCGAACGTTTTCTCCACCCGTCCATTGAGATTCGGCTCCTGTAGAAGTGACCTGTTTGTTAAACCCAGGTAAAAAAGCAATTTTTTGTAGCATATAACCCCATAATATTAAAAGGCCCAGCTTACAAATGAGTAACGTGCGCCTTTAGTTGTCTCTCTTACTTCATGTGGGTACATAAAGTTAGATGGAAACAATAGTATATCACCCGTTTTTAACTCAATTTTCTCTCCTCTGCAATAGAATTCAGAGCCCTCATAGTCTTCATTTAGATTAGCTACAATAGAAACTATAGGAACACCTTTCATTTTTCCATCAAATATACTGTGAATATGATCGTAGTGTTCTCTCATCATAGTTCCAACTGGATATTTATTAAATCTAATAGGACTAAATTTACTGAGCCATGGTCCTTGAGTCTTTTCTCCTGGCCACGTATGCTTTACTTGATATGCGTCTAAAGCTTTTATAAGATGCGGTGTAATTTTATTTTGTTGTTCTTGGGTAGAATTCATAACTAATAATTCTTTTTCTTTTTCAGAAGAACTTGTACCTGCTGCATAATTATTCCATGTATGAAGCCCCCATTCTTTAGTATTACATTCATCAATTAATTCTTTACATAATTCTTTGGGTATGTGGTTTTCTACATAAACATAATCTTTAATTGTGCTCATTCATTAATCTCCTTATATCTAAACGGGTTAAACTATCTTCTGATCCTAAGACATCTATAGAAAAAGTATTAAAAGATAAACTTATTCTATCCGGCATACCGGTATTTATAGGAACACTGTGTCTTAAATTACTAGGAAATAATAGTAATTCTCCTGGTTTACAGGGAAGTAAAAAAGTATCTGAATTCAATACATTGTATTTAATAGGGTCGAGTTTTACCCCATCTTGATTTGATTTAGAAAATTGAATTGGAGGTAAGGTTTGATCTATTTGAAAATACATAACACCTGATATAATACTATTAGGATGTACGTGCTCATGATGCTTAGACCCTGTAGGGTTTTTATTAAACCAAGACTGTGTAATCACAAGTCTTTGTTTAGTATTCAAAATTTTTTCACAGTATTTATCTACTGTTTCAACTATAAAATTTTTAATATCTTTTAACTGTTCATTTTTTAAAATGTAGCTATCTTTAGATTTAAAGTTTCCATTAGCTTTTTGTGATACCCATTCTAATGTTCTAATAAATTCTAGTTCCTTACTAATTGGTTTTTCATAAGGTGTAATTAATACAGGCTTTGGAAAAATTTGTAATAACTCTTCTTTCATACAGATTGTATATTATATTTTATGAGCTTTGTAAACCACCATGTGAATCAGAACTATATGAAGATGCGCCCACAGTTGCTACTAGATCACCATAATCAGCTGCATTACCAGTTGAAGCTATTGTTACATATCCTATAGTATCTGTAAATGGAAATCCTCCTACATGCAGACCTCTAGTCTCAGTACTCATTCCACCTAATTGTCTTGTACTAATTGTCATATCACCAAAGTCAACAGCATTTCCTGTACTTGCTATAGTTACATAGTCTATAACATTTACATTAGATGGTGCTTCACCACCCATTCTTAAACCTCTAGTTGAAGATGAACATGCTCCGGAATCGGAAACAGTTTCTGTTAAATCTCCAAAGTCAGCAGCATTTCCTGTACTTGCTATAGTTACATAATTTATTTCGTTTGTTTTACTTGGATCTTGACCACCAAACATAACTCCTCTAACAGGAGAACTTGTTGCGGTTACTTCATCTATGCTTGAAGGCATGTCACCAAAGTCACTTGCATTACCTTCTGAAGCTGTTGTAATATAATCTATAACATTTTGTTTAGTTGGAGTAGAACCACC